TTGAGTGTGTATTGTTCTTCTGACATATTGTTTTCTCCTTTCCTGTTATACTGTTTAACATAGTGTAATTGTAGCACATCGCGGCGGATCAGTCAACGCGGTTGGTAATCTTGTTTGGTAAATCTGGCCTACGCGGATGCTGGCGCCGTCTCTGGGTCATGCAACCTGGGGTCGAGATCTACTCGAACAGTGTCTCTGACTTGCTTCTTCGGTGGGTAGCAGTCAATTGTTTCGTGTTTTAGACTGTGGTGGGTGCAGTTGTGCTAGAACCGGTGGATCACCGCTGTGCGTGGCTCTGTGTGCGAGTAAACGGGGTGTATTGGCGGGGGGATGGGCCTGGCTTGAAAGGATCAAGTTATGGCATAACAAGAAAAGTATACACCAGGCCCCGTGGATGTGACTTATAAGTGACCGCACGTGTAAATGGGTCTCAACACATCCAACAATATTTACCCAAGAAAGTGTTGACATCCAGGCGAAGTGGCGTATATACTAAAAAAAGGAGATAATATGGCAAACAATAACAACATTAACAACATAATAACAACAAATAAAAACAAATTACAGATTGCCGGTGAGCAATCAGTAATACATCTTGACTCCGTCAAAGAAACCAAAGCAGATAAGATTAGCCATTGCCACCAAGATTTACCAAAAGATTGGCAATGGACTAAACTTGATCTGTTCAACAACGTCAACCGGAACTTGGAGCATTTGAGATTGAACATAACCATATGTAAAAACAAGCAGTTGAAAAAATACAGGGCACTGATGAACACTGAATGGGCACATTTCAAAAGAAATCTGTCGGCCGAAGAGTGGGCATCTGAACACTATGAATTGGTCAAGAAGACCAGGCAAGAGTTGAAGAACGCCAGTTATCGGGTCCGGGACATAAGGGCAAGTAAATGCTATATGCCGGGATACCGACAGGGCAAGGGTGATACGGTCAAGAGATTGAGTGTGTTGCTGGTGCCAGAGACACAGGATCACCGGTATACCGCTATATTGATACACAAGGAGACCAAGATCTTGGTGCCTTTAAGAGGAGACCGCGGATACCTAAGTTCAAATCAAAGAAATAAAAATCAGATCGCAACGGGCACTGCCAACACCATATTGAAAACATCAAAAGGTGTTGACATAGATGAGGTATTGTAATGGCCAGGGGTTTCAATTACACCAAGTTGGCACAACAGAATCGTATGCGACAGAATGGGTGGGAAAGGTTTGAGCCAGAGAAAAAGAAGAAAATAAAAAAGACCAAATTCACCAAACTGAATAAAAAGCCTTTGCCACCTTTGGTTTTCGTGTGGGATCCACCTCGTTCGTGATCGCTACCTAGGATTTTTACGGGGTCTACCCACACCCGCGTGTATGCGTCCCGAATCCAATTTACGATTGAGCCTGTGGTCCTGTCTCTTGTATCTGTTCAGCACGAAAGCACAACTGTGAAGTGGTGGCAGGCATCTGGGTGCCATGCCCTTGTTCCGTGGTGGTCCATTGCCGCACTTGAAATGCCCCAGTGGTTCAATCAATTTTAGGAATCGTTGTGTGTCCATTATGACACCGTGTGTGCCGCCGCGTTGGCGTAGTTGCTTCGCCTGTCTAATTCATTCCGTGCCGCGACCCTTACATTGTATTGATCGCCTGTGGCAACCGGTCCTATGAAGAAAGTGGTGTCATTGGTTATGCCCGCCGTGGTGAATGTTGAATCTGAACTCAGTTTGAACTGCACGATATATTCAGTTGTGAATGGATCTGTGCTGGCCGTCCAGGTCACTTTCATCTGCGACTGTGCCACGTATCCGCTGGTGCTGTTGTTGGCTGATCCTGATGTCACAGTGACGCCCGAGGGCGCCGTGACCGTCAATGGGTTGGGTAGGTTGATGGTGGGCCTGGCGGCCGCGGCCGCGTGTCCGTCCAACACGTAGTCGTTGGCATTGTGTTCAGTGGCCACAAAGCCCAGTTCACCCGATGCATTGAGATTCACGCTCTCTATCCTGAAGTAGCCATCAAAATTCAAATTGTTGTTGACGATCCGCACAAGGTCTCCAACACTGACGTTGGTCACCGCCGTGGTCGTTGAAAATTGCACAGCCATCTTGTTCCTGCTGGTCTTGACCAATGTCTCGGCCATGTTCAGTGCCCTCTCACGGTGGGTGCAGTGTGGTAGTGCGATCTGTTTGTCTAGAGGTATGCTGTTGTCCTCTGTGAGATATGTTGAATACACGCTACTGTCTGATGGCGGCCAGAACACGTCATTGGGTTGGTAGTCAGCGTCTGGATCCGTGTAGGTCACACGCAGTTGGTTGACTTTACCACGTTTGCTCTCACCCTGTATCCTTAGACCACCAATCAGATTGTCCTCATCGATCGTCTGAACAACCGGTGGTGGATTTGGTGCTGAATCAATGTCTGTTGGATCACCACCGTGTGCCAGTTTGATGTGATACTTGCCTGCTTGGTATGGCATAATGCCATTGAAACTGGCCAGAACACTTTTCACGTTGTTTAGAAGGCTGTTAGAAGTTTCAACTATGCCGTCAAACACACTGAACTTGCCTGTGGTGCTTGAGGTGTATGGAACAGTCTGATCACATTGTGACGCCGCTGTCCGGACAGTGGCCCAATCAAAGTAATCATTTGACAGTCCCTTGCCGTATCTTGGATTTCTCATCAGGTCTATCAACACATTGACAGGATTGTTGTTGTAAACTTCTGTCTCACTGGCATAGGCCGTGGTGTGTGTTTCTACCTGTGGCTTCAATACCTCTACGGTGATGTCAAATGTGCCTGTGATGGTGCCATTTTGACTCGCCAAGGTCAATTCTGGATCTATGATATGAACAGTGTTCAATGCCAGTCCCTTAAAGGTGTGTTCAAAGGTCCTCCTGACCACGCCATCACTCAGCCTTACCGCTGTGTTTGTGATTGCCTTGAATGAATCACCGTCAATTAACTGTATGTTCTGCCCTGAATCACGTAATCTCAAGGTCATACCTAACTGTCCGTAATTTTCTGTGTTGCTACTGAATTCTGCGTTCATCACTATCTTGATTGCGTGATCGCTCCTGGCGGTGGTCACCCTGATCGCGTTAGCGTTATCACTACCAAATCTTGAATCGTTTGCCAACGTCAGAGACAATGTCTTAGTGGCGATTGTGTTGTCGCCATTGATCGTGTAGCCTTCATCGTTGCTGTCATCAAACTGGCCAAAATCAGTTGGTGAGTAACCATCCAAAACGTTGAATATTTTTCTGCCTTTTATCCTGACCTGTATCTGAGGCACTCCTGATCTGTAAGGATTGTTGTCAGCGTCTTCCTGTGATTCAATCTTCTTCCATTCAAACCTACATGCCAAGTAGGCAACGCCACGCAGTCTATGGTTGCTACCCCAACCTGGGGCCGCGTCCAACAATGATGAGACGGTCTGGTTGTCCCTGCCATCAAAAAATTGTGTGACCAATCTACCTGAGTAGTCCCCTGATGTGGGTGTGGCCTGTGTGCCGTGTGCGTAACTGCTCATAGGCACATCAACGTCGTCTATGAAAATCTTGTCTATGCTGTTGACCTGTCCTTCACAGATGGCCAATGCCACGTAGAGGTATTTGTTGTCCGTGCCGTTGGTTGAAATGAAGACCCTGTGGCCGCCAACCCTACGTTCGCCATAGATCACTGGTATGTTACCCACACCACTGTCCTTGTTCAGTAGTGGTCCAAGAATTTGTTGATTAACTTGTCCATCTGTGCCATCGCCGCCAAGGTCCGGCTGTTGGAATGGTGACGATACAATGTCAACTACTTTCTTGACTGTGTCAGTTACAAAATCAACGGCGTCATCAATGACATTTTTTATTTTTCTTAGAATTTTTTTATGAAATGGCATTACGGTAATATCCTATACATTGTGGCCGGTTTGCCCATTAACAAGATCGCCTGTTCAAAAATCTCACAATCATTGCTCAAGGTCCAGTTGTCGGTCGTTTTTATATCAGTGATGTCAAATTCGGCCATAAGATTGACCATGCATTGTAATAATTTACAATAATTCTCCACAGTCCTAAATTCGGGTAACAGGTAAACTGATTCTACCATTGCTGACCCTGTGTCATCATAGGCCCTCGACGATACATCGCTGAAGATGTAACCTACAAGGGTGTTCATTTGGAACAATCCGTAGTCAAAACTTTGTAAACGTCTGGCAACGCCATTTTTCAACTGTGTCATTAGTATGTCATCCCTAATATTTTCGATACCCCTTTCCAACAGAGATATCTTTGACAATGCAAACAACTGTCCGATATCTTTCACACCTATTCTTCTTGCAGTTATGTCATTTATTTTCATCATTTGCTGGCCAACCTATCCATGTGTGCGTAGATCCTACCAATCACCTTGTCCAGAGACATCAGTTCCTGGCTCATCATCGCCACCATTGTTTGTAATTCTATAATTGTGACCAATGCCCAGGTCGAGATGCCCATCAGTATGGTGCCCAACAGTGCAATCAGTGCCGTGTTTGTTTTCCTGGTCATCACGTCCTACCCCATTTTATGTCAGTCTGTATCTGTGGTGCAAATTCAAAACCAACGTCGTTGGGAAAGAAACGTTGTTGGCTGTCGTTATTGGTCCTCCTGCCTGATATCTTTGTAAAATCTGCAAACTGACTGCTAATGTTTATTGACAGAGTGGCTGTGTCCTTCTGTTCGCTGATGTTGAAATCTTTTATCCTACCATCAAAGTATTGGAACACCTTGTTTGTGTCCAAAGTCAGGTTGTCGTCAAGTATTGCCCTGTAGATTACTACACGCCTGTCAATGTATTGGTTGTTCAACACATAGGCCAAGGTAGTAAAATCTACGGCCGTAAATGCTATGGACATTGAGCCAACTTTTAAATCTTTACTCTCCTGCACGTTACCAAGACCAATGAATTGTCCTTGTGCGATGTAATTGTTTGATCCAGCATCCGGTGCCGTGGCACTGTCGTATGAAAGATCAACGAAACTGTTGTTGAAGTATACCGCAGTGCTTAGATGTATTTCAACTAGATCGGCCACCCTCTGCTGTCTTCCTGACAGTGATGTAATCAATCCTGTTGAAAGGTTTCTCGGCATTAATGATCCTCTGCCACTGATATCTGTATCACACTGTTGCCGTCCGCGCCGGTGTTAGTGACCAAACGGTCGGTCATTAACATCACTTTGAAAGGCACGTTGTTGTAAATGATGGTTGTTGTGTTATCAACCTCGTGCTCAAGCCGAGGTGTGAATTCAAATGTGTCTTCTGAACTTAGATCTTGATTCACGTCTGCTGTCAACAGATATACTTTGTTGTGATTACTGAATTTAATATAATCTCCAGTTTTCAATGATCCGCCGCCGCCATTTGCCTTGACGCTGTTTACACCGGCCGCAAAATCAGTAGTCACAGTTGGTGTTCCGGTAGCGTTTGTGCTCCTTGTTGACCCATAGATAGGTGGGACCAGGTTGAAATGACCAAGCATTCCTTCCTGTTTCACTAGGAAAGCAAACAATTCAGCCTGTTCGGCACGATCCAATGGTTTGCTGGTCAAATCAATTAACCAATGCTGTGCACCAATCGCCTTCCTAAATGTTATACCACTTAGACTTTCTGTGATTCTCGTTGTTGTTTCACTTGATATTGTTGCTGATTGAAAATAATTTGTTGATAGTGTGTCGCTCATTATACTAGACTCCTTTGACCGTTTTCATTTAATGCCTCGTTGATAACACCCACAATGACGTCTCGCCTTTCTGCAAGTAGGTTGTCAAAACTCTGCGAGTCAACAGCATTGATGTTGAAATTGACGTTCACTTCTGTTCGTCCGCCGGACTGACTGTGTGGTGTTATCATGCCCGTTGAACTCGGGGTAAAAGTTTCTTCGCCAGATTCTCCAACCCTGTATGATTGACCTGCCATGACCTGGCCACCAAATTTCCTTCCTGGATACTGTTGTGATCTTATGGCGTTGACCTGTGCCATACCGGCCGCTATAACAAGGCCTGCTGTGATGAATCCCAACGGGCCTCCCATTGCAAATGCCTTTGTGGCACCTACGTAGGTGTTCTGTATAGCATCTGCTATCTTGACCGCTTTTTGTAGTTCAAAGAACTTCTTGTTCTGAGACGCCAACACGTCAAGGGTGTCCCTTGCGGTCGATATGGCGATCTCTTTCTTCTCCTGTTCAGTGGCACCTGTGATGTCCGCTTCTTTGAATTTGCCTTGTTTGAACAGGTCAATGCCTGCTCTTCGTTTTTCATTCTGTTCCTGTTGCGCCTTGTTTTCAATCCTGCTTCTTATGTTGGCGTGTTTTATGGCTATCTCTGTCCTTGATTTCTCATACTCTTCGAAGTTGATGGATCCGATCTTCAATGCCGCGTCCATGTTCTTTATCTGTTCACGTTCTTTACGATCATTTGCCTCTATTTCTGTTTCATTTAATAACATCACCTGCTCAAACTGTTTTCTCATCTTCTCCATCAATTTGGTCTGTGCTGTGCCTTGGGCGTTGGTTGCCGCGGCATTGTCATATTTGAATTTTGTGTTGTCACCAGTCGCCACAGTGTTGGCCACGATGGTTCCTGTTGATTGTGTGTAAGCGTCGTTGTTAGTGAACAAGGCCTTGCTGTTGGTCTCTACTGATTCCGTGGCGTCGTCGTTGGCGTCACTGAACAGACCCAGTTTTGTGGCAAGGAAGCCCAGACCCATTGCTATCACCGTGGCCGCCGCTATGTAAGGGTTGGCCCTTGCCGCCGCTGTAAGTAATTTTGTGGCTGTTGTGACTGCGGCTATACCAGTGGCAAGTCTTCCAAAACTTGCTATCACGGATCCGAGAGCCATCGCTCCTAATACGTTTCTGAGTAATTCAAAATTGTTTCTAACAAACAACAATGCATCGCCTAATGTCTTACCTAAAGCGTGTGCCAAATCTTTGTTTTCCTTGGTCAAGGAAATGATGTCTTTGGTTATGAGCGTGAGTGCCTCTGTTAGACCACCCTCACCAATCTCGTTGGCCGCGATGCCAAATTCATCTATCATGTTGGAGAAAGCGCCTGACAGTGTTTGCGCCTGTCGTTCAATCGCTCCAGCGAATTTGACCCTACCAACCTCACTCAAGAAGTCAATAATTTCTTGTCCGTCGTTCTTTATGTTGAAGGCGGTGCCTCTGAAGTTAACAGTCAACCTGTCACCTTCGGTCTTGACTTTGATACCCAACTGTTTGAGCATCTCAAATTCACCAGTAGTGGCGTTGAACACTGCCTGTGACACCTCGTCAATACGTTTTCCCATACCTGCGGCAATGTTACCAATGTTGGTCATAAAGTCCGCGGTTGGATTCAGACCGGCATTCTTGAATGTAATGAACGCATTTGTAACCTCACCTAATTGGAATGTTGTTCCGGAGGTGAATTCTCTGATTAGATCGAAGGCCTGTGCCGCCTTATTGGCGTCGCCTTCGATGGTGATCAATGTTTGCCTTAGATCCTGAAACTGTCTAATAGTGTTGACTACACTGCCAACCAACCTGGTGAACCCTATGGCGGCGAATGCCGTAGCGGCAATCTTGGCCGCTGATCCCAAACCTATGGTGGCCTTGGTAGCACGGCCGAGGCTTTTCTCCAATCGTGCGATTCTCTTCTGGTTGGAAACTACTACGTCTACATCTATCCTGGCCTTGTCTGCCATCTACCTACTCCTGTTTTGTTTCATAGCACTGCGTTTTGCTTCAGCCTGTTCCACCTGGTAATAGGCGGCCCAGAGATCTAATTCCAGCGTTGTCATTTCAAGCACTTCCGCCACAGACTTTTTCAGTCTGTCGGCCAAAACAAGGAAGAACCTCAGATCACCGCCGGTCTTTATTCCTTTGCGAGTGCCTCCACATCAACCCTCTGTTCGAAGTTGTTGATGGCACTTGCAACTTTTGTTATCACGGCAGGATCGGCTTCATGCATCAGTGAGGTCTTGTCCAGATCCACAAAGATTCTTTTACCGTCTTTGTCAAGTGATTTCACAATCAAACTTTCAACAAGGGCTTCCACCGTCTTGCCTTTGGCCTGTAATTCAACCACTCTAGCCTCGTCCTTGAAGGGATAGGTTTTCCTACAATAGATATCCATATCCCATTCAGGAACGTTTATTTTCATCATTTCACCACCGATCGCTGATCTGTAGTGTTCTGTTATTTTCTTCATTTGTGAAGACATATTTTCTAACTCCTTTTGTTTAGAACTTCCCTAATGGCAGGTCGCGTTATACCACGAGGTGATTGTTTTGAGTAGCCGCGGTTGAGACGTTCGATGTAAGGAGTGTTGTTGGTTACCCTAAATTCTCCTTTTGATCCCGTCAACCTCCAATTTGATCTAGCACGACCAGATCTTTTTGGAGTGTGCTTTGCCAGTGTCTGGAAAGCGTCCTTGGCCACTGAGCCAACCCGTTGGTCTATATCACGTCTGAGACCAGAGATTGCCTGTTTGGCGTTTATTAACTTTATCTTTAACAAATCTATTATAGGTTTGTTTTTGTTAATGCGCCACTACCCTGAAAACTTATAGAGGCCTCGACCATGCCGTCAAAATTTGACGAAATTGAGTGACCTGTTACTATAATCTCTCCAGATAGTTTGATACCAGTCGACTCGCCCGACGGATATATTTCCACAGAAGCCGCGCCTGCACCAATACCTGAAAATAAGGCATTTGCCGCCGCGTCGTCATCTCTGAAAAATACGTCCATTGATCCTGAAAACTGGGATAGACTTGGAAGGTAACTTCTTGAAGTGTCTCCCATCACTGTCTGTTCTACGGTTGCTTGTTCCTGATCAACTGTGAATGATCTGATTTCTGCCACCGCTGTTGGTGTTCCTGAAACGTCGTATTTCACCACGCCCAGTTCACCAGTGTAAGTTGCTGTGTTTGTAGCCATCTTACTTCTCCTTGTTGTTTAGATCTTTTTTAAGATCTGTTGATTGAACTTCACCCTCGGCAGATATCTTATCCTTGCCGTGTTTGAATGTTGCTGTTGGTTGTGACGGACTGAAAGTCCATCCTTTTTCCAGATGCTGACGAACATCTCTGTTGTCAACTATCTCTGAAACTTTTCCTTTATACATTTGTATTGCCATTATAGCACTCCTTTTTTGTATCTGTAGATCACTTCCACGGTCACAACGACTTCTCCCAAAGGCAAAGTCCTTTCAATGACATCTACTGCTGTTACGCTGGTTGTGACGTTGTGGATGTTGTCTACGCTTTTTGTGATGTCTCTGTCTCTTGAAAGTTCTAAAGTCTCTTCTATCCGTTCAACTATTTCATTCCTTAGGGTATCGATCTCTGTGCCCCTGACGTAACATCTCAATTGGTATTCTAGTGTGCTCTCCCTCAGGCCCATTGATATGTCGCTCCTGACCTCGTTGCCGGTTACCATTAGGATCGCTGGAAATTGTGTGATGGCAAGTTTGGTGACCTCGAAGTCAACCCTCGACACCTTGCCCGGTGCTGGATCAGTCATGTTCTGCAACTGTTCCAATAAATTTTTTGCTATATCTTCTCTCGCTGACATTATCTGATCAATCTACCGTTATAAAATGATGTTTTTTCTCCGTCCTCGAAAGTTCCTGAAGAATCAATGTCGTAATGGACTCCTGACCTCAAGATCAGATCAAATTCTTCTTCGAATTTTTCTTTGTAATATACCCTCTTGTTGGTGAACACATCTGTCTCTTCGAAAGTTGAAAGTTTCGGATAGATGTAGTAAGCAAGTGTGTGGTATACGGCGGCCCTCGTGAATTGTGTTGAATCTAATTTAGAAGTGTCAAGTTTTGCCGTGTATGTGCTTGATACAGTCAAATCATATCGACCAAAATCAGTTGTGGGGAACCATTTTATATTCAGTAGACGGACGATGTCTTCGTAAGTCTTCTCGTGTTCTGTTGTGTATTCCAAAATTCCAAATTGTTTTATTTGGGGTTCGTATTCCAATAGGTTCGTGTCTGTCGCGAATGTTGGCATGCTAAAAGTCCTTCTTATTAGTTTCTGGTAGAGTCCTTCTCTACACGATTATTTACCGCATCGGTGTATTGTGGGCGGTCTAAAAAAAAGCCCTATGTTTCCACAGGGCTTTTAATGAGTGAGGAGTTGCCTCCTTAGTTGTTAGGACTACTCGATTGAAGAATCAAAAGATCCTCTTACGCCAGCCAAGTCTTGTAACTCACCTGTTCCGTATACAGCAGTTCCCATGATGTCAAAACCTCTCAATGTAACCTCTCTCTGAGATTCGATCTTGATGTCTTGCATCATAGCCAAGCCGATTGCTTCCTTGTGGAAGATTCCGCAACCATAGTCACCTGCAGTTGAACCATCTGCTAATGGAACTAAAGATGATTGAAATACAGGAACGCCACCTAGTGTGCCCATGAAGCCATTTTTCAAAGCATCATTACCAACTGCTGAAGCCGGAGCCGCAAAAGTTGAAGTAAGAGTTGATGCGATGTCGTAAGCGATGTTCGGGTGTAACACGATCGCACAGTCGTTTGATGTGTCGTAACCTTGAGATCTGATCTTAGCGATTGCTTGGAATAACATAGCCGGTGTTGCGTTTGGACTTGCACCTTCGCCTACGCCGCCAACTACTTGTGAGAAGTTGTTGAAGTTAGCCATTAGGTCTGAGTCCATTTTTCTTGCTATCGCTTCACCGAATAATTTTCCAATGTCCGCAACAACGTTAGACGCTGATGCTTGGATTGAAAGATCTGAAACAGTTGCTCTGATACCTACTTCTGATACTGTTAGAGCCGCTGTTGATGGAGTGATTGCTGTTGCTGTTGGAGCCGTTGCTTCTGTTAAACCTGCCGCCGTTTGTTTTGCGTAGATCGGCACGTTTACAGTCAGACCTGAAGAAGGTGCTAATGTGTAGTTCTTAACTAGACCTTTCATGATCGACTTTTCAGATGCTTGGTATAACGCCTCTGCAACGATTGATGGCAATAAATTTGCCAATGTTGTTGTGTTTGTTAGAGCCATTGTGATGGTTCTCCTTTGTTATTGTTAGTTGTTAAAGTTGACCTACAAGCCCATTGTTTTACGATGTTCTGCGTAGATCTTCCTGTGTTCTGGATTGTTGAAGTCCAGTTTCTCAACATCTATCTGTTTCGCACCAGCCGTGCCAGTGTTCGATGTAGAACCACCTCCCGGTTGTCCTGCTGTAACAAAGTGTGGGTTTGATTGTAAGAATTCTCCTACCAACCCGTCAATGTCAAGTGGATCACCATTGTCAGTGTATCTAGTCTGTCCTGTTTTAAGATCAATAACTTCAACCTCTCCCGTGTCTGACATCTTGATGTTCTCCCTGACCAGTCTCGCGACTTGTTCTGGATTGATCGCCTTCTTGGTTGACGCGGCATTTATCAATGCTCCATCTACCTTGATCTTTGTCAGTTCAGAAGTGAGTGATGAAATCTTGCTGTTAAACTTCTCAGCATTCTCTTTCAACAGTTTCTCGAACTCCGACTTCTCCTGTGCCTTGGATATCTTCTCAGATTCCTCCTTGGCAGTGAGAGTTTTGTAGTGCTCAACATCTATACCTTCAAACTTCTTTGATAGTTTGGCTTCTGCTTTTCTTCTTACTTCAGCCGCCACAGCATCAAGTTCTGCCTGTGTATAAACTTTCGCGGGTTGATTGTCCGCTGTGTCCTGTGTAGTGTTTGTGTTAGAGACTTGATCTGGTGCCACAGTGGCAGTTTGACCCGTGTCTTGCGATGTTTCTTGACTCATCGTAGTCCTCCTTGTTGTTAATACGTGATTAGGATATGCTCACAATCATATTTATCCGTTGCTAGTAGAACATACTACTATCAGGGTCAAGACCCCAAGACAGATAATAATCAGTTTTTCGTAATCGTTGTTGTGCATTTTTCAATTTATTTAGATCCTGCACCATTATCAATGCACATTTCTGGAAACTGAAAGACACACCTTTGTGTCGGCCGTCATTGTCAGGATGGTCATACAAGATCGCACTGTTGGGGTTGTTCCGGTGAGAGCGTCTGCATATGTTGGCCAGTTTACGCTCTGTTATCGGTTCGTTGAAATAGAAAATAACAATATCGAGATTAAGCACATTAAAAAGATTGCAACACTGGTCAATCTGAGCCAACACATTTGGCGTCGCAGGCGTGATTTGTATCTTACGATCTTTGAGTGTTCTTTTTGCAAACGGGCAGACAGGCTGTTTACTCGCTTTATGAGTTTTGATAACAACCTGTCTGATCCATTTCTCAATGTCTTTACTATCTACGTCTGCCACTGGGTTTTCTTCTGCCAGACTTAGAGCCTTTTTTCTTCTTTTTCTTGTCCATTGTGATCCTCCTTGATCTTGTGCTTGGTTGGGAACTTCTCGGGTCTGCCCTTGTTCCTTGAAGGAGCATACAAGTCCAGCAGTTCAACGCCTCTGGCGTGAGCCACCCTCTTCAACAACACACAGGCCTTCCTGGCACGTGTGGCATTGGTCTTGCTTGGATGCTTCATCAATTTGTCGTAGTGAGTAAAGTAGTCAAGGCACAACTGTTTCATCTGCCTGTGCCTGGCTGTCTCCTCCGGTAATCTGTATAGTTTCCTAATCATAATCTGTAGTGTGAGTTGACACTGATCCTTAGATCACTGTCACAGGTCAAGTCACGCTCTTCCCTATAGGGTTTGACGTGCGATTTTTTTATCTTGTCAAACAATTCATACTTGTCGTAGAACTCCGTGTCCTGCAGGTCAAATGTTGTGGAACCTTTGTCAAATTGCATCACGTGTTCTCCGCTTGTAGATTGTATTGTGCGGAATCTAGCACACTGAACTGATTATCAGCCAGTGTTGTGAATCCTTTTTCTCTGTCTAAGTATTTGTAATCCAATCTCTCAATGTCAAACTGTGCCAACCAAGTGAACACGTCCCTAATCCTGAAATCCTTACAACTGTAGACGTCCAACTGTATCACGCCTGTCTCTGACCAAGAATGGAAAGTTATCGAACTGGTGGTGATTATCGCTGTCGAACTCCAACCCAAGTTGCCAGTGTCCAGGCAGTATGCCGAGTGTGGGCCTGACAGGATCTCCATGTCTATCTTTCTGATGAGGCTGGCGATCTCGGCGTCCATACGCTCTTTTGTGAAATCGTTGAGCGGTGGTGAATTGACTTCTGCCCTAATCAGTAGGTGTTTGTGTTGGAGATGTGGATGCATTGTTCAAATTTAATAACTCTTGTTTTGCTGTTGTTATGTCTGCTTGATTAATCTCTGGATGTAGTTGTAACATCTGTTGGTCAGTTAGACCTTCCATTATCATCTCTTTGATGTGTTGTGATCTGTTTTCTGGAGTCGTAACTGGATGTTGCATCTCCTGTATTTCTTCATCGTCGTCTGCCAGTAATTCAACTATCTTGTTGTCCAACATTGTTTTGACCTTTGGTGTTGCTGTTGCACTGTCTCTCTGAGCCACAGCGGCTTTCTGTAGGATCTCCATGTCGATGTTCTTGTCTTTGATGTGGAACGCCGTGGGATATTTTATTTCACCATCCCAGGCCTGTCCTTGCCATAGTCCAAACAGTCTGAAAATATTCTCTTCCGACAGTTCGAGATTCTTGGCCTTCTCTGATAGTTTCGCATCCAAGAGCATGTATTCTGATTGCATCGCGAGGCCAGACATCTGTCTTGTCTCAACTGCCCTTATGGCCCCCAAGTGCGCCATCCTGTCAATGGACTTCACTGTGTTCTCCATTGTCTCTAGAATTGCCTGCAGGTTACCACCTGATGGCTGAAGCAAAAATGGTTTTAGATTACCGTCAAGTTCTTCTGGCATCGTTATTATCGCACCGGCACCTGCTGATGCCTGCACTGAATTTGTTTTAACCAGTGATGGGTGATTGGTCAGTCTTATTAACTGCTCCGCCTCACTGTTCAGTGAGTGAAGGAATCTCTGACTCTGTGCGATGTCGTTGATGTCTGAAACACCTATGCCCCTGATTGGTCCCCTGTTAGCATAGACCCATACCGCCGGAACCTTGCCCAGCGTGTTTGGTCTCTCATTGATCAATTGTAAATTTTGTTTCT